ACACAATGACATACCTCAACCATTTCGGATATGACATAAGTGACTTCATCCCTTGTGAGGTGTGTGGCAAAACTGCCGTGGACATCCATCACATTGAACCAAGACAAATGGGAGGGACAAAGACAAAGGATGTGATTGAGAATTTACAAGCATTGTGCAGAGAATGTCACATCAAATATGGTGACAAGAAACAATACAAGCAGTTCTTGAAAGAGAAGCACGAAGAGAAATTGAATAAACTATGATACAAAAAATTAAGGTCAGCGAGATAAGACCGAATCCAAACAATCCAAGAGTAATTAAGGATGACAAATTTAAGAAGTTGTTGCAGTCAATCACGGACTTTCCGCAGATGTTGGAACTCCGACCAATCGTTGTCAATGACGATATGATTGCACTGGGTGGCAATATGCGATTGAAGGCATTGGAACATTTGGGCATTGAAGAAACATACATCATCAAGGCAAAGGACTTGACCGATAAGCAAGAGCAAGAGTTTATCATCAAAGACAATGTCGGATACGGTGAATGGAACTGGGATCAACTTGCAAACGAATGGGATGTTGAGGATTTGGATGAATGGGGATTGGACTTGCCTTTGGACTTTGTCAAAGAACTGGAAGCGGAGGAGGATGACTTTGCGATTCCTGAAGGTGGAATTGAAACCGATATTGTGTTGGGTGATTTATTTGAGATAGGCGAACACCGATTGTTGTGTGGGGATTCCACGGATAGCGATGCAGTTGCAAGGTTGATGGATGGCGAAAAAGCGGATATTGCATTTACATCACCCCCATACAACGCAGGGAAAAGTGAATCTTTAAGCGGGAATACTCACACTACGGATAACAAATACAACGATTACAATGACAATCAAACACATTCGGATTATTTAGATTTATTGGTTGGATTTACAAATAACGCATTAATGAATGCGGAATATTTGATTTGCAACATTCAAAGTTTAGCCGGAAATAAAATTGCATTAATTGATTATTTATACCAGTACAAAAATAATTTTATTGATGTTGCAATATGGGATAAGGGACACGGAGCTCCACAAATGGCAAAAGGAGTTTTGACCAATGTGTGGGAATATATGTTTTTTATTTCATCAACAGAAAACCCGTCACGAGCAATTCCAAAAAGCAATTTTCAAGGAACAGTTTCAAATATTTACAGAGGTAAACCAAATCGCAATAATGAATTTTCAAATGTACACGCAGCGACATTTCCAATTGATTTGCCTGAATGGGCGTTGCAATTTACCAAACAAGGTGATATAATATTAGACCAATTTATAGGCACGGGAACGACAATGGTTGCATCACACCAACTGAAACGAAAATGCTACGGGATGGAACTTGATCCAAAGTATTGCCAAGTGATTATTGACAGAATGCGTAACCTTGATCCCACATTGGTGATCAAAAGAAACGGTAAAATAATTTAGAGATAAATAAGAGAATGGCGAACAATGATAATTTGATACCAGCAAAAAAAGGGGAGGTAAGAAACCCTGATGGCAGACCAAAGAAAGTGGAAACCATATTGAAGGAGGTGTTCTTGGCTGAGTACAATGTCAAGCTATCTGCTGGTCAAACAAACGACATCATCCAATCCATATTAAGCAAAAGCCGATCAGAGTTAATTGAACTTGCCAAGAACGATGAACTCCCTTTTTGGATTGCGATGATTGCAAAGAAAGCGACACGGGATTATGAGAGGGGAAGCATCCATCTGCTTGAGCTATTGTTTGATCGGGTATATGGCAAACCAAAGGAAACACAACACCAAACTATTGAATCAAAAAACTTTACTATAACACTAAATTTAGATGAAAGCAAACTGGAGAGATGAGAACATCCTACCACCTGAAGATGAACGACTTTGTGTGGTGAGTGATAACCAAGAAATCAAACACCTTGCCCGTTACATTGAGGGTTATTGGATTGATGAATTCACAGGGAACTTTGTGGAGATGTTGTACTGGATGCCCATCCCCTTACTGCCGTACGAATGACATCACAAGACAAGGCACAAGAAATCAAAGAATCGTTCAACAACTCGTTGACGGTTAAGGATTGCTCATTGGTTGCAGTTGACCAAATCATTGAGGCGTTGTCTCATAACTCGTGGCAGAATCGCAATGAGTTGATGTTTTATTTAGAGGTCAAACAAATACTGCAAGAACTATGAGGGTTATTCAGTCGGGACATCTTGGTGATTTAATCTATTCACTCACCGCAACCAAGCGAGTTGCAGAGTTACACGGTGCGGTAGATTTCCACATCGGATTCCGTGAGCAGAATACTGTTTCCGGTCATCCAAGCGGTGGGTACTGTATGAACCTAAACTCATACGAATATATCAAACCATTGCTTGAGCATCAATCGTACATAAGAAGGGTTGAGATGCACTCACATATGGATATGGGTTATGACTTTGATAAGTTTAGACGCTACGGATTGAATCTTGCTGCTGGTGATTTGAGACGGAATCACTTTCTTGTGTATCCTGAATTGATAACAGACCTTCACGAACCTTGCATTCAAGCGAGTGAACCGATTCCATACTTTGCCGACAAGATTCTCTTGAACTTCTCTGCTCGTTATCGCAATCACGACATCAACTATTTCCCACTCAAGGAACACAAGTGCGTTTTCTTTGGATACGAATCGGAATACATCGCATTCACCGAGAGATGGCAGTTGGATTGTGAACTATTGAAATGTCAGGATGCTTTGATGTTGGCAACCATTGTCGGCAGTTGCAAGGCGTTCATTGGGAATCAGTCAAGCACCTACGCAATCGCAGAGCAAATGAAGGTAAAACGATTGCTTGAGGTATGCGTTCACTCACCGAATGTTATCCCTGTCAACAATGGCTTTGATTATGTAACGAATCAAGGCTTTAATTACTTACTTAATACCCTATGAAACTCTTAATACTAACAGACGGAATCAATGGTGTGGTTTATCATCGCATCTATGCACCACATTTGAGAATGCAGATAAACGGAGAAGCGGTGGTTGATGTTTGCCAATCACAAGCCGAATGGATGACGGTTGACCTTGCACCCTACGATGTGATTGTCTTCTCAAGATGGCTCGGTAAAAACCAGTACGATGTCTTGAAACGAATCACCGATGCCGGGAAGCCTTATGTGATTGATGTGGATGATTATTGGGTACTTCCAAAATACAACCCAGCATATTGGGCATATCGCAAAGGAATCAAGAACTCCATCAAGGATGCCATCAACTATGCGGATGCGGTATTCTGCACAACTCAAAAACTCGCCAATGAAGTGAGGACAATCAACGAGAATGTCTACATTGTGCCAAACTGCTTGGATACATCTCACAACCAATGGAAGCAACCAAAGGAGAAGAACGAAAGAGTGAAAATAGGATGGGTTGGTGGAATCACACACGAGGAGGATTTGAAGCTCATTGCCGATGACATCAATTCAATGGATGTGGATTTCTACATTTGCGGTTATACACCGAGTGATCATTGGAACAACATCGTGAAACTGATTCCAAAAGCCAACATCGTTCAAGGCACTTCGGTCTTTGAATACGGTGAGGTCTACAAGCACTTTGATTTCGTACTTGCACCCCTTCAGGACAACCACTTCAACAACTGCAAGAGTGAATTGAAGATTGTGGAAGCCGCTGCCTATTCTATCCCCATTATCTGTTCAGCGGTTTACCCATACTTATACCACACCGGAAACGATGGCGTGATTTTCGCAACCCAAAACAACTGGAAGGCATCCATAGAAAAGTTGATTGATGCTGGTCATTCTGTGAGACGGTCAATGGGCGAATCAAATCGCATCTATTGTGAGACATACCACAACCTTGAGCTGCACAACCTAACACGATTGAGTGTTTACCAAAGTTTATGCAAATAACCTATCAAAGACCATATGTCACGAGTTACCAAAAAGACATCCTTGATTGTGATGCTCGTTTTACCATTACTGCTGCGAGTACAAAGACGGGCAAGACGGCATCTCACATCATTTGGTTATTTGAACAAGCGTTGAAGTGCAAGGACAACCAATCCGTGTGGTGGGTTGCACCAGTATACCAACAAGCGGAGATTGCATTCCGAAGGATGAAGTCACAAGTCACGGACAAGAACTTCTTCATCAGTAACGAAACCAAACTATTGCTGACTCTTCCAACTGGTGCAAGGATAGAATTCAAATCAGGTGAGAAGCCGGACAACTTGTATGGGGATGATGTGTATGCTGCCGTGATTGATGAGGCATCTCGTATGCGTGAGGAGAGTTGGTATGCTATGCGTTCAACCCTAACTGCGACACAAGGCAAGTGCAAACTGATTGGGAATGTCAAAGGGAAGAAGAATTGGTTCTATAAGTTGGGGGAAAGGGCGAGAAGCGGTGAGAGTGAATATAAGTATTTCAAAATCACGGCATATGATGCGGTCAAGGAAGGAATTCTCAAACTGGAAGAGGTTGAACAAGCAAAACGAGATCTCCCACTTCACGTCTTCAACGAGTTGTATTTGGCAGAACCAGCGGATGACAAGACAAACCCATTCGGAATTGATGCAATCCGTAGTTGTTACAAGCCAGTAACCAACAGAAGTGTTGTGGCTTGGGGTGTGGATTTGGCAAAGTATTCGGATTACACGGTTATTATTGGTTTAGATGCGAATAATTGCGTGGCATATGTAGACCGATTCCAAGCGGATTGGTCGCAAACATTGGCAAGAATTACGACATTGATTGGTGTGATTCCAGCATTCTGTGATAGTACCGGTGTTGGAGATCCTATCGTTGAGCAATTGCAACGAAGCCATCCCCGAATCAAAGGATTTAAGTTCACATCACAGAGCAAACAACAACTGATTGAAGGGTTGGTGATCAGCGTACAAAATAGGGAGGTGTATTTCCCTGAAGAACCGATTGGAAGTGAGATGGAGAACTTTGAATTTGAATACACAAGAACGGGTGTGAGGTATACTGCACCACAAGGGTTGCACGATGACTGCGTGATGGCTTTGGCTTTGGCAGTTGACTGCAAGAAACACAATAGACCGGGAACTTTTTATTTTGCTTAAACCGTTACAAATTGAAACGATATGAACTGGAACAACATAACCATCCACCAACTGCAAGAGATACACTCTTGTCGTGATATGTCCAACATTGAACGGACAATGAACATCCTTGCCATCGTTAACCATTGGTCAATGGACAAGGTTGAATCAATGCCGATTGATGACCTTACAAGAGAGTTCAAAAAGTTGGAGTTCTTGAATGAGCTTCCAAACAGACCTGTGCAATTTATGTTCAAGCACAAAGGCAGATACTTCCGATTGGCAAAAACACCCAATGAGATTTGCGGTCATCATTTCATTGAACTCCAGCAAGTTTTTAACGGGGATACGATTGAAAGCCTTCACAAGATAATGGCTTTACTTGCATACGAGGTTGATTTCTTTGGAAAGTCAAAGACCATCAAAGACGCACAAGCACACTACCAAGACAAGTGCGATTTGTTTCTGTCAATGGCTGTGCCGTTGCCCTATTCTTACTCGCTTTTTTTTTCGGCAGTTTATCCGGAGTTATTGAAAACTATCCAATCTTATTTGATCAAGGAGATGGAGAAGTTGAACAAGGAGATAACGCAAGTCCGATAGGTTGGTTGGAATTGGTTGACAGAATTGTCAAAGGAGACCGCACAAAGTGGGATGCGATTCTCACAATGCCGTTGATTGAGTTTTTGAACACCATTGCATTCTATAAGCAGAAAACAAAGGAGAGACAGAAGCGAATTGAACAGGCAGCGACAAAAGGATTTAATGCCTATGTTGTGGCTTGTCTGCACGAAATGTTGTAAATGGAACGCATTCCAACGAGTGCTATTTTTGTGTGTGGCATTATCTATCACTCAACAACCCAACAGTTATCACCCAGCATTCAATGACACGAACTTCGTGATCACGGAATCTTCAGGTGGTATCTACACAAAGGACAATTTCAAGTTCATTGCTGATGTCAAGGTCGCATCAACTACCGTGGCAAAACTCAAAGCACCTATCTATTTTGGAAGTACGAACAAAGGGGTGTTCAATATCGGGCGAATCTTGGAATCTTATGTGACTAACAATTGGGAGTTCACAGATTCATCACCAAGCGGATGCGTAAACTCATTCACGGATTACGAGGTTGAATTTGGTTATGAGTATTCACCATCGGCAACGGGAACAATTACCGAATACCTTGACTTGACTTCAGCAACTGGGACGGTTTGGAACGCATCATTAAACCCATTTGATTTGGTGACTTATGCTGAAGGGCAATATCTCGCCACATCCACATCCGCAAAGTTCTTAACCAATGTAAGAACACGAACCATCCACAGAACGCAAAAGGATTGGCTGTATTGTTTGAAGGGAGATGCCACAAGCGTTTTAATTACTTACTCCGATACATCCACACAAACATTCTCTTTGCCATCTTCAAAGGTCGTGAGAATTCCCGTTGGAAGTCAATTGACAATACCCGGTGGTGCAACCTATTTTGATGTGGTGTTGAAGGCTGGAGGTACTTCCAAATCCGAGACATACCGATTTAACATAAAGGATGAATGCAGTAAGTACGAAACAACTGACATCTTCTTTATGAATCGTTTGGGAGGGTTTGAATCCTTCCGTTTTAATATGGTGAGAAGAGACAACTTTGAAGTCACACGGAAACAATTCCAACAGAACCCATACACACTCGGTGCAACATACGGATATCAAACATCCGCAAGAACTCGCACAAATTATCACACAGAGACAAGCCAAAAAATCAAACTGTTCAGCAACTGGATAAACGATACGGAATCGGTTTGGCTGAAAGACCTGATTGAATCTCCGGTGGTGTATATGTATGATGGCACTTTGTATGCGGTCAACATTGACAATGCCAACTACGAGCAGAAAAAGACGGTACAAGATAGGATGTTTAACTTGGAATTGGACATCACTCTTTCATTCGCTGACAAATCGCAACGCATATGAT